TCTTCTGCTCACTGTCATAAAGTTCTGCGATATACTCTCTCCAATATCTATCCCATAGCGTATGTAATGGCATGGCCTCTATTGGATGTGGAGGAATCTCCTGTCCGAAGTTCAAGTCATCTGTGCCTATCTCTGTTGGGATAGATGCGTAATGGCTAAGTAGTGGAATAATAGTAAAGCTTGCATCTTCTGCTACCTCATCATAAACCATAACTACAGCCGCCTCTTCATTAGCTCTTCTGTAAAGAATGCGTGGCCCAGGTGACATAAACTCTCCTGTCTCATTAAAATACTTCGGGATGATGTAATTAGTGTTAGGGATAAGGTCACAAGGTGAAGCTCCAAAGGTTAATTCAACAGTGTAGTCACTTGTGCTAAAGTCATTGCCTGCATCCGTTAAGCGCAGCTCTCCATACACTCTTTGAGCACCGCTCTTATATTTAGCATTGAAGAAATCTCCCTGCTCTTTGTAGCTCCACTTAAGCACTCTCTTTCTGATATCAGATGCAGGAGTAAGCACGATGTCTTTAGATAGGTCAATCTTGCCTGTCCAATCGTAATCATCACCGCTTCCCAAATATTCAACCATTGGAATAATCTCAACAGCGTTAGGCATGTTAGGATTAGGCACAAGCACTGCATTGAACATCTTTAGGATGTCGCGCAAGTAATCTACCTGCTTCATCTCAGGTGCATTCTTTTCAAAGCTTACAGGCTGCGCTTGTAATTCTCCTGTTACGAATGAAATACCTATAGTACATGCAGCACCAAATAAAATAGTCTGAGCGCTGCCAGCATGAGCATAAACATAGTAACGTATCTCATCACCTACTTGCATGTCTAAAGTGTAGGTAGCGTAAACTACAGGATCAACAGGAGATTGAATATATTGTCCTGTTGAAAAATCATATTCTATAACTGTATCTGAAATAGCACTACCCGCACCCATTGGGTAAAGCGTTTCTATGCCATCTCTTGTAACACCTAAAACAAAGTCATATGCATTCTGAGCAAATGCTACTGCACCTGGAATAGTAAAGTTAGCATTGATATAAAAAGTAGCTAAGAAATTACCTTGTGAAGTGTAGACGTTAGAAGCAAAGCTGTTGGAAGGATCACTTGCCTCAGTCCATCCTGTGAGCTGTTTTTTAGTTTGCCCATTAGGAGCAACATCATTAATAGTAACTGAAGTTGTAGCTCCTGCAAATGCTGCTAAGAATTTAGCCTCGTCATTACTTAATGGGCCAAGCGTTAGAGGATTAGTTATGTAAGGAATATACATGCGAGCAAGTTCCTCGTCTATTGTTGTTCCACTCCAATTGAATCCAGCCTCAGTTATAATCTTGTTAAGTAACCACTTGGCTTGCACTGCTAAAGTTAACTCAGAAGTGTAGATAGGATTAACTGAACTAAAAACTCTTCTGCTTCCGATGGCTGTATCTTCGCTCCAATTCTGCCCCTTATCAGTTAGCGTATAGCAGATAGCGTTATCGAATAAAGTACCATCGTTAATATCAGTGATATTTGCATAGCTATTCTCATGGTCTAAATCTGAGTAGTCTAATTCTTTCAGCAGCTTATCTCCAATGCTGCGAGCTAAGTCAACAGTCTCACCAAAAAATGCTATTACGAACTCATGCATCTTACCCTGTTGAGTAATGGCCTGCTTAAATTGTATGTGTCCTTCAGCAATGGGTAAGGTATCTACTGAGAGCGTTGCCTCTATCTTGCGTAATACGTTAATTTGCGTAGTGTCATCATTAAGCAGATTAGCGTTATACTGCTGCCCGAAGAAATCTACGTTAGCCTTCGTTGCAGGGATTCTGAACTCACGCGAGAAAGCGCCCCTGGTAGTGAACTCAGAAACGCTGTTAAAATTAGATGAGTAGCTTATGCTCTCATTCTCGTATAAGTCTACTACTACAGCAGCTCCATTGGTTGCCTTAACCGTTAATATTACTGATGGCTTCATACTGTGTAATCGTTGCTAAATTTCAATGTCAATTCTAAGTCTGTTTTCGCAAAGCTGCGAGTCTTAATAGCCACGTAGTTATTAGATTCAATGACCACAGGAGTAGCGCTTCCATCTGCTCCAATCATGTAGACTGATTCGGAGTAGATAAGATTCTTAAGGTATTCGAACTGTCCCTCTGTTAAGTAGTCAGTGCGTATGCGCATCATCTTTTCAACGAATGGACTGCGCTCAGTTAACCCTCTATCGTAAGTGTTAAATCCAAATTCAGTAGTCTCATCTGCTGTGCCGTAGTTACCCACTACCTTTCTATATCTCTTGCGCTCTATTGAGTAAGAATCCTCAGAGCGTTTAGTAAAATTGAAATAGTCCCATCCGCCTCTGCTGTTAGTCCATCCTAATCTTACCTTATCAAATCTACATTCGTCAGCTGCCTTGAATACTGCTATTGATCGTGCACATGGTGAGCCTCCCGAAGTTCTGAAGTTTAAGATGTAGTGATGCCATGCCGCATCTAACGCAAACATCTCATTGATGTTAGCAGGCATGAGAGGCAAATGGTTAATTGTTCCTGCTGCAATTACGCACGCTAAAGTGTCAGTCTGAATAGGTGAGCCTGCTGCATTGAATTGAATAATCTGCACCTCATCTATCGCGTTACCTGTTAAAGTAGTGCCATCATCCGCAGGAATAGTAAGCACCCCATAATCATCATTATATCCTGTTATGCCTATCGTGTTAGCGCCTAAGCTGTACTTGCTCAATACATCATCCATTGCATAGGTGCTACGTACTAAATCACTCATGATATAGCTCGTTGCTGAGCTCAGTGCAAAGTGAGTAGCTGGATTAGGATTAAAGCCATCACTAATCTGAAACGCTGCATTGATTAAAGCGCTGCCATCTAATGGGTAAGCAGTAGCCTGCACCTCGAATACACCAAGCACCTCATAACCTTCTTTGATGATTGTGCTAATGCCCAAGATATTACGCGATGTAGCCGCATCTTGAACGGTGTAACTACCAAATAAGCTCGCTGCTACGTCTGTAGTATTTACTCCTAAATCCATTGCAGAGCTTACCACAGGATTCAGGTCAAACACTAAAGCGCCATTGATGTTAGGCTGCACGTAAAACGTATTGGTAGTAGTGCCGTTGCTTACCTCTATCACATAGCGAAAGCCAGGCTGTCCTATGTTAGAAGATGTAGCCACTACTATAAGCTTCTGCTTAAGCGCAGTAAAAACGTATGGCTGCTGATGTATTGTAATTGCCATTATTAGACAGGTTTAATATTAGTTAATTTTCTCGTTTGATTTAAGATGTAAACATAGACTGCATCCCCCATTGCCTCATTCAGTTGCGGCCCATATTCAGGTAATGTCTCAAGATATGCATCTCTCCAATAGTACAATGGTGCAATACCTTTCTTCTCAATACTCTTAGCCATAGCATTAGCCACTCTTAAGCGCTGTGCTTCGTCTCTATTGATTGCTGATTTAGCGAACTTAGTTCTTCTGCCTGTCTCACCAATGCTGCGGAGCTTAATCTTCTTTAGATTCATCCAGTTAAGAATAGCCTCTACCGGAGGCTTAGCTGCTCCTGCTGCGAATCGTGTATCTATACCTTTGTAATTACTCTCCTTACCTTGCCTACCATATTCCACCCATTTAGCGTAATCAGCTGATGAGTTAAATGAGATAGATGGAGTAGTACCGGTTACATCCATGTCATAATATAGCGAAGCTGCAAGGGTGCCTGTTGTGTTAGCTCTGCGCTTCTTTCCGTATCTTGTTTGCTGTATTCTAATGTTAGAGCGTGCACGATCAGTAACGGTCTCACCGAAATCTAAAAGCACATCGTATAGTGCGCCCTGTTCAAATAGCTCAGCAAGTATGCTCATTCCTTTTCAGCTTCCTCTTTAATCTTGTTGAAGAATTGAATCAATGGCAAGCCAAATTTGACAGGCATCTCTTGGATGAAAGCATCAAGTTGCTTCAAATGTTCCTCTGTTAAGTTCATAGTTAGAAAGATAAAATTGTTACTCCTATCGCGTTTGCTACGCATTGCTCCACCCACGTGTTGTCCTCACCCCACGCTGCGAACTCTTGTTCTGTTAGCGTGTAGTTACCATTGCTCAAAACCTTTGAAGGCACTTCTTCAGTAGCCTCTGATTTTAACTCATAGTAAGTTGTGCAAGTTGTTGCAGATGTTTCGAAGTTCAAGATTAGAACTGTCATTTCTGTAGCTGTTCCTTGATTTAAAGGAAAGACTATTGGTTGTATTTTAGCCATTGTTTATATTGTTTGTTTATTAGAATAAATCGTTCCAAGTGCTACCATTATAACAGCACAATTTGTTTGTTGTTGTATCGTAAACTACTAAGCCCGCAGCAGGCGAAGCAATAGCGTTCTTTTCAGTTGTTGTCATTCGTGGAGGTAAAAAGCCTTTTGTAGTGCTGTCTATTTGAAAAACAGACGAAGAGTTTAATGTTGTTGTGTTAATACCAACACCTGCGCTATTAAAAACTCTTAAATTTGCAGTGCCACTAAATAATCGCATTGTGGTTCCTGAATTTCTTCCTATTTCTAAACCTTCTGCTCCAGAACCAGTTCGGTAAAAAGCCCCAATTCCTTGAGTGTACGTGAAAATATCAGCTCCTACTATAGCTGAATTAATTGTCAAGTTCCCACTCACCCTCGCCGTTCCATTCACATCGAGTTTAAAGCCTGCGTCTACTGATGTACCAATTAAAGTATAACCTGTAATAGTAGCATTTCTACCAACATTAACATCTAAACCTGCAGTAAAATATGTCGCTGATACATTACCATTTAATGCAGTTGACAAATAAGAAGCTCCATTATTAGGGTTTGCAAAGACAAAAGTACCATCATCTCTAATTATTAAAGTATTATAAGCAGCACTACTATTTGTAATAGTTAAGGTATTTGTTGCACTTGTAGTACCTATACCTTTTATTCTTGCACTGCCATTCACGTCGAGCTTATACCCTGCGTCTGTTGTTGTGCCGATAGCTACGTTGCGTGAAGCAAATATATTAAAAATATTATCTGAGCCAAATAAACCAAACGACAACCTATTACTTGCGTTTCCATCGGAAGCGTGTACATAACTTATTCCACCTCTGTTATTTGTAGATGCAGATTTTCCTATATTAAAATAAATTTCATTTCCACTGCCCATATTAGGTGCGGATAAGGAGAATCCTCCTAAAAATGTACTTGTTCCATTATTGACTACGCTAAAAACAGTATTAGCACCTATAGCAGTTCCTGCTATACTCAAAGTGCTTATTGGAGTAGCCGTACCAATACCCAACCTTGAATTAGTATTGTCCCAAAATAAGTTAGCACTCTCCTGCAATACATTGCCCGTTCCTTCAAACAACAATCTGCCTACCGTTCCACCTGTTATTGGTGTAGTGCCTACCGTTAAGCCTGTTGCTATTGTGAATGTTCTATTCGCGCTTAAGTCTTGCGTTGTGCCGTTGATCGTGAGCGTTCGCGTTTCGGGAACTGGAGTGTAACCTAAAGCCGTTGCAACCGTCTTGTTCTTCCATAAAGAAGTAGAACTTTCATAAGTTAAGACGTTGTTATTAAGTGGAGTGTCAATATACACGTTGTGTAATTCGTCCAACTCCCAACCATTCATCACCTTCACATAAATCTTTCCGTGAATAGCGTGAGCGTATTCTACATATCCTATAACAACAATGTGTCCTGTTGCGCCTGTTGGCTTTACGTTGGTAATTGCTCCTGCCGTTGTTGGAGACAAGTAAAGCACATCTCCATCTGCCCACGTTTCACCTTGCAGACTTCCCGTAGTATTAATCTCCTCAAGATTTCCAACAGTCATT